CTATTACATGAAGAGTCAATATACAAACAAGCAGCTATTGGAGATTTTATATATAATTTAGGTATCACAAATTATAACGCATCAAAATTAAAATTAAGAGTAAACCAAAAGAATTGGGTATCTGCTATTACTGAAATTAAAAAATGGAACAAATCTGGTGGAGACGTATTAGCCGGACTTGTTAAAAGACGTCAGCGTGAAGCTAATTTATTATTAATGTAAGGAATTTTATGAAGGCATATTTACAAACACTGTTAAAAGAAGGTAGTACAATTCGAGGACTAATTTGGTGTCTTGGAGCATTTGGTATATATAATATATCGCCTGAGCAATCACAAGCTGTAACTTCTTTAGTAATGGCTTTAGCAGGCACACAAGGCATGTTTTTTACCGATAAATTAGGGAAATAACAATGGCAACATCTGTCTATACGAAATATACCGCTGGCGTTGAGTCATTGCTTGAAGGTACTAACTCTGGTACTGACGTTTGGAAAGTAGCATTATCAAACACTATCAACATCGCTGACACTACATTTACGCCTGGCACGTCAGATTTACCGACTGCTGGTGGCTATACTGCTGGTGGTAATACTTGTACTACTACCTCATCGTCACAGACCGCTGGACTATTCAAGTTGGTTTTGGCTAGCCCTGCGACATGGACTTCAACAGGTGTTGGATTTACCTATCGTTATGCCATTCTTTACAACTCAACTTTGAATATACCGATTGGCTCTTGGGATTATGGCTCAAGCCAAACAGTATCGGCTGGTGAAACTGTGCAGATCGTACTCGATGCCTCCGCTGGCGTATTTCAAGTAAGTTAAGGACAGATAATGGCGCTAATTGTTAATGATAGAGTTCGAGAGTCAACTACAGTGACTGGCACGGGTACAGCTACATTACTTGGCGCTATTGCAGGGTATCAGGCGTTCTCTGTGATTGGTAATGGTAATACTTGCTACTACACAATTTCAGATCAACTTGGGGCTAATTGGGAGGTTGGAATTGGTACTTATACTTTGTCTGGCACTACATTGGCGCGTACTACTGTCTTAAAATCTTCTAATGCCAATGCGTTAGTAAGCTTTACTGCTGGCACTAAAGATGTATTTGTAACATACCCTGCTGAAACCTCAGTATCCGGTGGCGGTGGTGGTACATACCCCACAATACAACCAACCCTCAACCTAGACTTTGCCAACACTAAACTATTAGATCCTCGCATCACGTTCGTTCGTAACTCTACTGCTGCTTATTATGATGGGCAGACTACTGCGATGGCAGAGCAGAATTTGCTGTTGCAGAGTCAGTTTGTCGCAAATTGGAGTCAGTTTAATGGCACTTTAACTAACAATGTTGTAGTTGCTCCAGATGGAACAACAACTGCATCAACATGGGTCCAAACTTCTTCAACTGCTCAACTATATCAACCCGTTGCCAATTCAACTTTAGTTCCTTATACTCTTTCCGTTTATGTATCAGTCCCTTCTGGTACGCTGCCATTTAAACTACGCATACAAACTGCTACAGCCCTATCTAGCTCGATATTAACTGCCACAACAACTTGGCAACGATTTACATTTACGGGTACACCAACTACAGCAATCGTTAGCGTTAGTATTGATACAGATGGAACTAATTTTGGTACTTTAAATTTAGCATTTGCACAACTAGAACAACGCTCCTCAGCTACAGCCTACACACCCACAACCACAGCTGCTATCACTAACTACATCCCAGTATTAATGACTGCACCTGCTGGTGTCGCAAGGTTTGATTGTGATCCGATAACGGGTAAGAGCTTGGGGTTGTTGATTGAGGAGAGTAGGACTAATTTAGCTTTGCAATCAGCTTTTGCTAGTGGATGGACTTTAACGAGGGCGACTACTACACTTGCTGCTGGTATTGCTCCTGATGGAACACAAAGTGCGGTTTTGTTGGTAGAAGATACAAGCAATAATAGTCATTTTCTATACCAATCGGCAACGATCTCTACTGGCACAGTATACACTTGTTCAGTATATGCTAAGGCTGCTACAAGAAGTTATGTAGCGCTGTACACACAAGGCGCTAACGCACCTGCTAATACATTTTTTAATTTATCAACTGGGACTATAGTTTCAACAAGTTCAGGAGCTACTTCTGCAATCACTCCTGTTGGTAATGGTTGGTATAGATGCTCCGTAACAGTTACGTCAGGCAGTACAGTACTTACTTTTTACCCCAGTATTTCTTTTGATGGTATTACAACGTCTTATCAAGGCAACGGCTACTCAGGCATTTACATCTGGGGCGCACAGGTTGAGGCTGGTAGTTTTGCAACAAGCCTAATCCCTACAGTTGCATCAACCGTAACTCGTGCTGCTGACCAAGCGTCAATGACTGGGACTAACTTTAGTTCTTGGTATAATCAGGCGCAGGGGACGATGTATTGTGCAGCTAATCCTTATAATACTACGGGTAAAATAGTGTTCTCAATATCTAATTCTTTAGGGTATCCTAACTCTATATATCAAGTACTCGGAGGTCAGGGGTTTGTTGTTGTATATAACGGAACTGCTCAAACTGTGCTTAATGGGGGGGTGCCTTTAGCCAATACTGTCAACAAAATAGCATCCTCATACGCCCCCAATAGTTTTGCGGTTTCTCTAAATGCAGCCACTGTTGTTGCAAGTAGTACAGGCTCTATTCCAACTGTAGACAGAGCAACTATTGGTGGATTAGCCAGCAACACAGCAAATCAATTAAATGGGACTATACAAAAAATCTCCTATTACCCTGTGGCACTTTCATCATCCAATCTTGTGGCTTTGACATCATGAAAAGACTAATCCTTACAAGCCCTACAGGTCTGACATTTGACCAACTGACACCTGAACAACAAGCAGGTATAAGCTCGGTATTCGCTCAGTATATTATGCCAATGCCGGGAACAATCAGCTACGGTACAGAAACGTACACAATCACTACGCCAGACCCTGCTTCTACAACCGAAGCACCATTGCCAGACATTATCGAAGTGTACACAGGCTTGTCTATCTTAGACGCAACTACAACCGATAACTTTACTGTTGAAGCTATTACAGCACTAGGTTTACCGTTTACTGTAATGGGTATGTGGGAATGGTCAGGCAATGCTGACGATGCTTTAATTGAGTTACAAGCACTAGACCCTAGCTTTATTAACTATCTACCAGATACGACAGACGAGGACGGTAATCCTGTACCACCTGTTTTACATATACCTAATAACTGGGCTGGTTGGGCAGAGGTTACACTATGAGTACATTAATCGGAACAGCACCAGATCAAGTACCTGTCAACGGGATGTTGGGCAAGGCTGCTTTCTTAAATCAAGATGTGCCTAGATCAGGGGCGCTACAGACTATTCAAGTAGCACCAACCATAGCCTCAGCAACTACCATTGCACCGACAGCTTATATTACGTTTATATCTGGTGTTGTAAGTGTTGCAACGATCACTGTACCACAGACTTTATTGAGGACTGGCGGTCAGATTACATTGATTCCAACGGGCATCTTTGCAACAACAACAGCAGGGAATATAGCTTTGATTACAACAGCGGTAGTCGGTAAGGCGTTGATTATGACGTATGATGCGACCACTGCTAAGTGGTATCCGAGTTACTGAGGGGATAAAAGATGTTTGGATTTTCAGCATTTGCCCAACTAGCTTTCAGTAACCTTCCAGACGGTAAGGGGGTTAATTATTCTGGCGTTGGTGTTTATAGTTATTCTGGAAAAAATATTGTAACCAATACAAACAGAATCTTATCTGCCAATAATGGTAATTATAGTTATGTAGGCCAGCAAGCACAAATCCAGCATGGCACTGTTTTGAATGGTAGCTACGGTAATTATAATTATGTAGGAATTAACGCACTTAATAATAAAAACAGTTTAATTTCAGCTAACAGCGGAACTTATAGTTATACCGGACAATCAGCAGATAAATTTCTGGGCAAGGTTTTAATTACTCAAAACGGCACTTATAGCTACGCTGGACAGTCAGTAGCCCTCCAAAAAAGTAACATCATTACAGCTAGTAATGGCGCTTACACAATAGTAGGTATTAATGCTAATATTGGTATTTTCTTAGGTGGCTGGGAGTTAGAGTTTAACAAGACAGATATTTGGGCAGTTGAACCAAATACAACATCAATTTGGACAGACGAAATACCACCATCGACCACTTGGAATTAATATGAATTATACACAAATTGTAGACTTAGCATTGGGGTACGCAGACAGGCAAGACTCCGAGGTAGCAAGTCGCGTTGATTCTTTTCTTAGGGTAGCAGAGTCACGCATTAATCGCACACTAATGACGCTAGATATGTCTAGCAGGGTTAAGACGGTAATGGACTCAACCACAGAGTTCTACACTCTGCCGACTAACTACTCTGTAATGCGAGCTATCAAGGTGATTGACAACACTAACTCAGCAAGCCGAGTAACGCTGCTACAAGTTAATCCAGAGCAGATGGCTAACCTTGTTAATAATGGCGAGACACAATTTCCCTGTTATACTGTTATATCAGGTGCTATCCAAGTGCAACCGTTCTATGACAATACGCACTCGCTAGAGATTGATTACTTCCAAACACTACCGCCATTGTCATCTTCTATCACAACTAACTGGCTATCTGACTCCAACCCAGATGCTTATGTCTTTGGTTTGCTAGTTGAGATTAACAGCTTTGTTAAAGACGCAGAATCTTCAACCTTGTGGGATGGACGCTTTCAACAAGCGATGTCAGAAATTACTTTAAATGATGCCAAGTCTACTTGGAGCGGCACTTCACTCACCACTTTTGCAGGGTAACTATTATGGGTTTAGAAACAGGCTCAACTATATCAAGTTTTATTACATCAAACCCAACCAGTTCTGACCCAGTCAACCAAGGTGATGACCATTTGCGTTTGATTAAATCAGTGCTACAAGCGCAGTTCCCTGGTGTTGGTGGATTAGGGTATGCCACAGCAATAACAGCTACAGAGGCTGAGTTAAACGCCTTGCATGGATTTACTAATGTCGGCTTTGCTGCTGGTACACGAGTACCCTTTGCTCAAGCATCAGCTCCTACAGGGTGGACGCAAGATATTACTGATAATGCTACAAACCGTATGCTTAGAGTTGTTAATACTGCTGGTAATGGCATTGGTGGTACTGATTCTCCAATTTTAAATAATACTGTCCCATCACATACACATACATTTACTGGTACAGCATTAGCTGCACATACACATACAGATAGTGGACATAGCCATTCACTTACTACTTATAGCACTCTAACGCAAGGCGGGCCAAATGCTACCCCTATTTGGTATAGCACTGCAGCGGGAACTACAGGCACAGGGTTTGCTGCTATATCTTCAAATTCAGCAGGTACGCCAGCTGGTACAAACGCCGCCAATGCTAGTGCTGCTGACTGGGCACCAAGATATATTGATTTGATTATTTGTTCTAAAAACTAATGGAAATTAAAACAGTCCTAACATGCCCACTTGGGGCAAAATGTGAAGAGATCAAAGAAGGCGCAATCCATCGCTGTGCTTGGTATACAACTCTTGCTGGCACTAACCCCAACACAGGTGATAAGGTTGATGAAAAAGGCTGTGCGATGGCATGGCTACCAATGTTGATGATTGAGAATTCTATGCAACAAAGAAGCACGAGTGCAGCGGTTGAGTCCTTCAGAAATGAGATGACTAATGCTAACCAATCAAGTCAATTATTGTTAGCAAAGATGCAGGGGGTTATATGACAGTTTTAAAACTCAATAGTCTTGGTGTTCAAAATATAAACTTTGATCTTGAGCCATGTGACCTACCAGCCAATACACTGACCTATGGTACTAACTATAAGTTACTCAATGGCAAGATCAAAGCCTCTAATATGTCATACACTTTGGCAACTCCCAGTGCTAACTTCAAGGCTGGACTTATCATGCCCGTACTTGGCGAGAGCGGTAACTTCTACCTTCTAATCGGGCAGAGTGCGGCATGGGTGTATAACGGAACCTCTTGGACTGACGTATCTCAAGTAGGGGCTTATACTGGCATTAGCGCAGGCGGTGAACTGCTATGGACAGGGTGTTTATTAGGTAGTATACCAGTTGTTAATAACATCCAAGATTACCCTGCTTACTGGTCGCCACAACAAACTGCACAAAAACTTCAACCACTCAATTTCAAAGCTGGCCAGACTTGGCAAGCACACGGACTCAGTGCTAAAGTTGTTCGTTCACATAAGAACTTCCTGTTTGCTTTAAATCTCCAGCAGTCAGCAACTGTTCTAGCGACCAGTTATCGTTGGTCACACCCTGCTGATATTAATGGACTTCCTTATACTTGGGATGAAACAGACTTAGCGGCCATTGCTGGGATTGCCTCAGTCGGTGGTGACATGGGCGATCTTGTGGATGGTATGACGTTGCGCGATAACTTCATGTTGTATTCACAGCGCGGTATTAGTTCCTTGTCTTTTGTTGGTGGTGAGTTTGTTTGGGATAGGAAAGTTTTAACCACTAGTTACGGTCTACTCGCTAAAAACTGTGTAGTTGAAAGTAAGGGTTATCATTACTTCTTATCAGACGGTGACATATTAAAGACAGATGGCAATAGTTTTACCTCTGTACTGCATAACCAGATGCAGACTATGCTGGTAGGCAACATTGATCCAATTTATTATGCCAATTCATTTGCTTATGCAAATCCTGTTACTGAAGAGATTTGGTTCTGTGTTCCGCAAGTTAATCACACACTTCCTAACATAGCATTTGTTATTAATACCCAAGATGACTTGGTGTCAATGCGTAGTATCCCTAACACAACGACTGGCCTTAACTTTGGCCCGAACTTACAAGTGCCTATTCTATGGAGTAATGCCCTGGGTGGCTGGGATGAAAATGCTAAGAACTGGACGTATGACCCTACTTCTATTTTCTCTCGTACTATTGTAAGTACCAACAACGTCACTAGTGCCATTATCTCTTTAGAGTTAGATGACGCTACGACTACCCAGAATACCCTGCTTGAACGCTTAAGTTTTCCGCTAGAAGGGCAGGAAGTAGTAACGACTACCCAGAGTGTATTTCCACACATTATTTCGCAGTCACCTGTCTTGATTCAGCTTGGTTCACAGCAGTTTGTAGCAGGGCCAATAGCATGGAAATCACCTGTGTCATTTGACCCTAATACTATGAGGAAGGTAGACATTCGGACAACAGGCAAGCTACTCTCATGGCGTATTTATTCAACTGGCACGTTGCCTTTCACCTTGACTGGACTTGACATTCAGTATGTCGTAAATGGGCTTAGATAATGAATAGTACACTGATTGCACAGTTGCTTGGTCAAATGGATAAGTCTACACAAGAAAGTCCATACAGCACGAAAGGTATGGCTTATAAGGTACTTAATCAGATGGATGACTTCAATAAAGAAAGTCCTGATTATGGCATGGATAGTTATATTAAAAAGAATGGCGTACCAGCTCCATACCAGTCAATGGTTGAATACATGAAAGGCGGTAGACATATTGGCGATGAATTTAAGATGCCTAACCACCAAACATTCTCAACGCAAAGTAGTTATTCTGCGCCTGATATGCAAGGTGGTGAATGGAAAACTGGTGGTGCTGAGGGTTCACCTTACTGGAGCTTTAAACCTTCTGAATTTAATTTGAAGCAAAATCCTATTGAAGATTTGATGAGGTATTGGAAGTCAAATCAACCAGAGGGTACATTCTTACAGTTGCCTGATGGTAGTTACTATGACGGGAGAAGATAATGGAACAACCTCCAGCTAATACCGATACTCAGTTGACTGAATACCTATTTAGGCAGCTGTCAGCACTTGAAAACAAATCCCTGCAACTGGGTAACTTACCCATGCTAACCGCACTACCAACAAAGCCTGTGGTCGGCAAAATCTACTACTTTAAGAATGTTGTATCGCCAACCATAACTGTGGAAGGCGCTTGGGTATATAAATCAACAAACGTATGGACACTACTAGGATGAGTGATTATAAGATTGTCGCACTACCTACCAGTTTAGTTCCGGTGCTGTGGGAGAAGATCGCACCACACCTTGAAAAGGTCATCCCCCTAGCCAATGAGGAGGTCACTTTAGAGGGTGTTAAGTTGGCGTTGCTGTGTGGTCGTGAGATGGCGCTACTCATTTGCCGTGATGAACATGTCGTAGCCGTCCATACGTTAGAAGTTAAATATTTTGATACAGGGTTACGGGTGCTGTTTATCAACCTGATAGGCGGCAGTGAGATGGATAATTGGTTTGAACAATATGTGCTTGTAATGAGAGCCATAGCAAAAGACTTAAATTGTACAGAAGTCAGAGGTTGTGCGGTTAGAGATGGATGGCTTAAGTATCTTAACGCTATGGGTTTTCAAAAAATATCAACAATCGTTAAATTAGATTTAGGGGAATAACATGGCTGGAAAAATATATAAAGATTCATTCAAATTAAATAGAGCATGGGGCGATGGCCGTAGGGCTGCTCAAACAGGTTTGCTTATTGGAACTAACCCATTTTCCGCTGGCGTTCCTGCTTATCAGGCGTGGATAGACGGCTTCAACAACACTTTCGCATAAGGGGATTATCATGGCTAGTGCAGGTGGAGGCGGTCAACAAAGTAGTTCAAGCAATCAAAGTCAGTTCCAACAACAAATACCAAAGTGGCAATCTGATGCACTTACTCAAATGTACAATGCAGCAGCAGGAACTTATGGTAATGTTGGAAACACCATTAATCAACAGATGGGTGGAGCGCAAGATTACATTAACCAAACTAGCCAAGCTGCAATGCCTGAATGGCAAAACCAGTTAGGTGGTGGCGTATATCAAGGCATGGATAATGCCAATAGGCTTTCTCAATCATTGCAACAATCGTTAAATGCTCCAACCAACACACAAAGCATTTATTCTCAGATGATGGGTGGACAAGGCAATACCTATGCTGATGCAATGAAAGCTGGTTATGCTGCTGATGCTAATAGAGCAACTGCTAACATGCTATCTAATCTTGATGCAAGGGCAACAGCTTCAGGCATGTCTGGTGGATCAAGACATGGAACTGCTACTTCTCAAGGCATGTATGATATTAACAGCAATTTGCAAAAGAATTTAGCAGATGTTGGCTACAATACTTTTGATAAAGACTTGCAAAATAAACTTAACATTGCACAACAAGCAGATCAAGGAACTCTTGCTAGACAGCAATTAATGTCAAACATGCTAGGTCAGCAACAAGGTGTTTCTGCTGGTGCTTTAGGTATGGGTCAGAATATGCAAAATCTTGGTATGGGTGCGTTTGCACCAGGTATGATGCCCTGGCAAAATATTAGTAACTATGCAAATGCTTTAGGATCACCAACAGTATTGAGTTCAGGCAGTAGTTCTGGAACCTCAAATGCCAAAGGTGCTAATGCTGGCGCAAGTGTTCTTGGAGGTTAATGTGGGCGAGTCAAGTTTGTGGGATAGTATATTAAAGAAAATTGGAAGTCAGGCTAGTAACTTTGGTAATAAACTAGCAAATCCAAGCGATGCTTTTAATCAATACATGAAACAACAACCACAACAAGGTGGTCAACAACAAGGTGGTCAACAACAAGGAGGAGGAAAATGGCAGAAATTTGCACAACCAATAGATACTTCTGCTGGACTTTCTGCTGCACAACCTTCTAATCCTATGTATGGTCAAATGATGCAACAGGTTATGCAACAACAACCTCAACAACAAAGACAACCAATGACTTCTGTTGGAGTGGCTCAACTTCCACAAACAGGTATTCCACAGGCTACTATGCCTCAAATGCCTGGTGCTATTCATCCGAACGAAGATATGATGTCATTATTTAGAAGATTAATGGGAGGTGCGTAGTGGCATTTAATATTGTTGATATGTTAAGAGGTGATATTGTCCAGCGACAACAGCCTCAACAAAATTCAAGCTCAGGTCTTGGTGAGATGCTTTCATACTTAATGCAAGGTACTAACCAACCTGTTGCAAAAGTTCCTGAACAAGCACAATACTGGAATCCTCCTAGTTTAAGTGAAATCGCTCAGGTTTCTGCTAATAGACGACAAGAAAAGCAACAAGAAGATTCTTTTGCAAAGTTGCAGGAGTTAATTGGTGCTAAAGGCACACCAGGTAATAACATTCCAACACCATTTAGAGGTGCTGTACTACCAACTAAAGGAACTGGTCTTAGAGGTGGCGGAAGTTTAGAAGATTTTGCTATTGGTCTTGCTGGTGTTCCTGATAAGGTTTTAGCAACTCAAGGTTTTGATATGATAACTAACTTAGCAAAGCCACCTCCTAAACCTTCTCTTGGTTCTATGGGCGTTCCTAATAAGCCTGGTTGGAAAGTTAATTTTTATCTTGATGCTAATAATCAACCTGTACCAGTTGGCGAACCGTACAAAGCAGATGGTGGTATTAATATCAATACAGGTGCTAGTGGGGCTATGGGTAATATATTAACACCAGAGGAAAATAAATCTATTGGTCTTACTGAAAAAGATGTTGCCCAAAGAAATCCACAAACAGGTGCTATCAGCATTGTAAAATCTGCTCCTACTCTTACTGATGCACAAAGAAAGATTGGCTCAAATTTAATGCAAGAAAAAGCTCTTGAGAGTCAAATAAAAGATTTAACAAATAAATATGATCCAACTGAAATAACATTAGATAACACAGCATTAGCAAAATTATCTGAAATGCAAGGAACAGCTGGATCAATGATTGGTGCTTATGCAAAGAAAAACATGTCCCCTGAATCACAAGATTATTTAAGATTAATGAATACATGGATTGAAAACTTTGGTCGTGATAAATCTGGTGGAGCAATAGTGGATGAAGAATATCCAACATGGAGAAGGCAATATTTCGCACAACCAGGTGATAATATAGATCAGATAGCTAAAAAAGAAGCATCAAGAAAAAAATATATGCAAGGTCTTAAAATGCAGTATGGGCTAGATGCACCATCATCAACAGGAGGTAGTTTAAAATCTGCTGAACAATACTTAATGGAGAATCAATAATGAGCTCCTATAGTGATTTACAAAAAGCATTTTATCTAGCGCAACAAAAAGGTGACACTGAACATGCCACAAAGTTTGCAAAAGAATTAGCTGCACAAGGAACTGATTATAGTGGAAAGCAAGCTGAAGAAACCAACCTACAGGCTGGTGATACATTAGGCGGTAATGTTTGGAATGGTAATGGTTGGGTATCTCCTGATAAGTATGATCTACCATTAAAAACAATACCATCAACACCTGCCGTACAAGAAAACAAACCACAGTCATGGTTAAAGGTAGCAACAAGAGGTGTTTCTAATCTTCCAGGTTCTATTGCTGGCGTAGCTGGTGACGTTGTGTCTAGCGTTTTACATCCTATTGATACAGCACAAGGCGTTTTAGATTTAGGAAATGCTGCGCTTCAGAAAGTGCTTCCTGATGCTATTGTTCAAATGATGCCAGAAAGTACACGCAATAACCCTGCAAAATTAAACGCTGTTGTAGACTTTTATAAATCACGATATACCAATCCTGAAAACTTTAAGGAAGCACTGGCAACTGATCCTGCCAGCGTATTAGCTGATTTTTCAACAGTGCTAACTGGTGGCGGATCTTTAGCATCAAAGATTCCAGCATTGACTAAGGTTGGTAATGTTGTAGCAGGTGCAGGACGTATTGTTGATCCTCTATCAATAGCGGTTAATGCAGCACCTTCATTTGGTAAAGGTCTTGCTAATGTAATTGGTGGAATTGGTACACATACAGGTGGAGAAAGTTTAAAGACAGCAGCTAGAGCAGGAGCTGAAGGTGGAAAGATGGCTGAAACATTCTTGGGTAACATGCGTGGCAATGTTCCAATGCAAGATGTTTTAGATATGGCAAAACAAAATGTTGCTGATATGGGAGCAAGAAAGGCAGCAGCTTACCAACAAGGAATAGTTGATATATCTAATGATAGATCAGTATTAGATTTTAATAGAATAGACAACACTTTAGCCAATACATATGACAAGGTAACATTTAAAGGAAAACCAAAGAATGATGTTGCTTTTACTGCTTTTAATAAGATAGCCAATGAGATTAATGCTTGGAAAGATTTAGACCCTGCTGAGTTTCATACACCATTAGGACTTGATGCGCTTAAGCAAAGAATTGGTGGGATACAAGAGTCAATTCCGTATGAAGAAAAGACTGCAAGAATGGTGGCAAAAAATCTTTATGATTCCGTTAAGAATGAGATAACAAACC